CATCTTCACCCGTACACAGGAGGCATGATCCAATGGCCGACAAGGGCACCGCGCTGCAAGAGAAGATCACGAAGCAGGAGCAGAAGATCGCGGCCGTGCGGGCGGACATTGCTCGCCTGGGCACCAAGGGCCCAGGGGCTGCGCCCAAGATGGGGCGCCTCGCTGACAAGCTGAAGGTCCTGCTGGCCACCCTGGAAAAGACAAAGGCCGACCTGGCCGCCTGGCTGGCCGCGCAGGCATCCACCACCACCAAGCCCGACCAGGCCACCGAGGTGCAGGCGCCCTGACCATGCTGCACGTGTTCATTGGGTACGATCGTCGCGAGCCGGTGGCGTACCACGTGCTGGCGCACAGCATCCTGCGCCGGGCGAGCCATCCCGTGGCGATCACCCCTGTGGCCATCAAGAACCTCCAGGGGCTCTACACGCGCGAGCGCGGGCCCCTGGAGGCCACTGAGTTCTCCATGACGCGGTTCCTCGTACCCTACCTGTCTGGCTACCGTGGCCACAGCCTCTTCATGGACTGCGACATGCTCTGCCTGGGGGACCTGTTGGAGCTGTATCAGCTGGCCCTGGCCGACCGCGAGGAACGAGCGGTCTGGGTCGTTCAGCACGACTACACCCCCAAGAACGACACCAAGTTCCTGAACCAGCCGCAGACCGCCTACCCGCGGAAGAACTGGTCCAGCGTGATGTTATTCAACAACACACGCTGCCAGGCTCTGACTCCGGAGTACGTCAACACCGCCACCGGGCTGGCGCTGCACCGGTTCCAGTGGCTGGCGGACGACCACCTCATCGGCAGCCTACCGCTGGAATGGAACTGGCTGGTGGGCGAGTACCCGCCGAATGCAGAGGCCAAGCTGCTGCACTACACTCTCGGCGGCCCATGGTTCCGCGAGACCCGGCACTGCGACCACGCCGAGGCCTGGTTGGACGAGTGGAACCACATGGAGGGCTTCGCGTGCCGGGCATAACGGGCGTCCTGGATGACAACGCGGTTGAGCTGGTCAGCCAGCTGCTGGGCAACCTGGCTGACCTGCCCTTCAATGCGTTCTTCGTCGATGGGGTGGACATCAGCCTGCCGGTGGCAGTCGTGAGCCGCCCGAGTGCCTTCATGGTCACGGGCACACCCTGGCCTGGCGTGCTGGGCACGACCTGGCCCCAGGTACAAGGCCGCGGGTGGCACGCCATTCAAGGCAGCCCCTGGCGCGATGTGTGGAGGACCCGATGATCCCGGCGCTGCAGAAGTACCCCCAGGAAATCCGCACGGTCACGTTCGACTTCCGCCGCAAGCTGTCGGGCAATGACACACTCTCGGGCACGGTCACCATCACGGCCAGTGCGGGCCTCACCATCACGGGGGCCACGGTGAGCGCGGTGTTGAGTCAGGCCTACGCCCACGTCTCGGGCGGGGCCGCCGGGAACGACTACGAGGTGCGCTGCGAGGTGGGCACGACGAACGGCGACTACCTGCGCGAGGTGGTCACCATCGAAGTGCGGGACGACGCGAACTGATAACTAGGACCTAGATAGCACCTACATATGGGACTCGACGAAAACGCCAAGGCGGCCAATGTGGTGGGCTCCATCCAGGCCTACTTCAATGACCAGCTCGCCACCGTGCTCAACTCCTCCAGGAGCACGGTGGACTACGGCGGGGGCCTCCCCCTGAAGGACGACGACCTGGCCGAGTGGGTGCAGGTGCGCGTGCTGGAGCCCGCCCGGCCCGAGGCGCTGGGCGGGTTCGCGGGCCGCGGCTCGGGCTCGGGCGATGCCGATGCCCGGGGCCAGGAACTCTTCTGGCTCATCAATATCAACTGCTTCGTGCGCCCGGCCAAGCTGGTGCCCTTCACCAACCTGCGCACGTGGCAGCTGCGCGACACCGTGCTGGAGCCCTTCAAGGTGGGCACGCGCATCCCCGTGAAGGATTTCAACGACCCCACCACGAGCGGTGGGGAGACCATCGGCTACCTCTTCTGTGATGCGCTGATGTTCGACCGTCCGGTGTACGACCCTCAACGTGAGGATGTCTTGCAGCACAACCTGGTGATCCGCACCCGCTGGACTGAGACCTGGGTGGTGCGGTGATCAACCGGCGCTCTGTGCGCCAGGAGGCATTGACGGATGGCTACAAAACCGATGACCTATCGTGAAATTGACCTGGACGCCCTCGCCGACAGTGATGCGTTCGAAGGCTGGGGCTACGTCACCCTGAAGGTCACGAAGGGCGACGAGATCCTCGGCGTCCGCATTCGCGTCAAGTCGGTCCCGCAGGAGCAGATCGACACGATCCGGAAGCAGGCGCCCCGCCCGCCCGTGAAGGTCGTGATGCTCGACCCGTCGAACCCGGATCACGCCGCGCTTGGCGTCACGGCCCGGCAGAAAGGACAGATCCCGGACTTCGGCGACCCCGAGTACCTGGCCCAGAAGGAAGCCTTCGATCTGAAGTTCCGCAACGCGGTGGTCGGGCTCGGAGTGGCGGTGCAGCTCCAGCTCAAGGACGGCACCCCCGCGACCACGTCGGAGGACAAGTACCGAGCGCTGGAAGAACGGGGCCTCTCCGGGTTCCACTTCGGCGAGATCGCGCAGCGCGTGCTGGAGCTGACGCAGTGGAACGAGGAGGAGCGGGAACGTTTTTTGACGAAACCCTCGGTGCCGGTGGCGGTGAAGTAACCGACACCGTCACTCCACGCTTCTGGTACTTGGAGATGTGCTTGGCCTGGGGGAAGGCGCCGTCCGAGATGGAAGCCCTCCCCCGGGCCGAGCAGCGGGAACTCTGGCACTTCTGGCGCTGGCGCGGCGAGCGGCAACGGTTGCTCGCGGAGAAGGAGAAAATGACGCAGCAGACAGCGGGGCGACGGTAGTCGATGCCGGGACCGGACCCGAGCACCTGGAACTTCCGCACAGGGCAGGTGGGCAGCGCCTATGCGCAGGGCTCCGTTCAGATTGAGAAGACGAAGTTTGACCAGCTCTTCCAGCGGCTCGCCGAGACGGGCGTGGCGATGCAGCAGGAGCTGATCGTCTGGACGATGGAGCTGCATCGGCGGATCGCCCTGCGCACCCCAGTTCGCACCGGCCGCGCGCGGAACTCCTGGCACGTGGTGAAACCGAATCAGACCGACTCGTACCCCTACGCGGACAACCAGGGCACCCAGTTCGACGGGACGCTGCAGAACACTACCACCGGGCCTTGGGATACCGTGGTGGGCTCGAACGTGAACTACATGCTCTTCCTGGAAGCGGGCCATTCGCGCCAGGCCCCCAACGGGATGGTCGCCGTCTCGCTGGCGGAGCTGCAGCAGGGGCTGGTGCAACGGATCCGAGCGGTCATTGAGGGGGCGACCCACCGTGGATGAAGAAATCAAGGTCAGGATTGGTCTTGATTCGACCAACTATGCGCCTGAGCTCAGCAAGATCGTGCAGCTGTCCGATCAGGGCCTGGGGAAGATCGCCCAGCAGGCGCAAGCGGCCACCGCGGCGGTCAAGAACTTCGGCACCTCGTACCAGCAGGGCGCCACCGCGTTCACCCAGACTCAGAACTGGGCCGACGGGGCGGTGAAGTCGATCCAGAACGTGGCGGCGGCCTACCAGAACTCCACGAAAGCCTTCCAGGCCGGGGCCACCGCGTGGGTACAGAGCGGCGGGGTGCTCCGCACCTCCGTGCAGCAGACGCAGCAGTCCATCGTCGGGTTCGTCGAGCGCACGGCCGGGGCGGGGGCCAAGTGGGCGTCGGATTACGGCAGCAACCTGAAGGCGGTGGGCCAGATGTTCATGGGCACCATCCCCCAGGTGCACGCCCTGGAGGAAGCCTTCGCCCAGTTCGGCATCCACCTGTCGAGCCTGGCCAAGATCGGCGGCACCGTGGGAATGTTCGCCTTCCTTGGGGAGGGTGTGAAGGCCGCGGCCGACTTTGAGAACGCCTTCGCCGATGTGCGCCGCCAGGTAGAACTCTTCGCCGAGGAGGGTAAGTCCTCGACCGATCAGTTTGGGGAACTCTCGACGGCGATCCGGGAGGTGTCCGCTTCCACGGGCGTGGCCGCGACCGAGCTGGCCCACATCGCCGCGGAGGCCGGGCATGTGGGCCTCCGCTCGGTGGAGGACATCAAGAACTTCACCGACACGATCGCCCGCATGTCAGTCATCACCGGGCAGTCCGGCCGGGCCATCACGCTCGCGTTCTCCCAGCTCGCCATCCAGATGGGCGACACCCTGGCGAACGCGGAGAACATGGCCTCGTCCCTCATCGACCTGGCCAACCACTCGCGCGCCTCGGAAGCCCAGATTCTGGAGATGTCCACCCAGATCGCGGGCATGGGGCACTTCATCGGGCTCACCACCGCGCAGGTGTTGGGTCTCTCCGCGGCCTTCGCCTCGTTCGGCGCTCAGCCCATGGCCATCAACCGCGTGCTCTACCAGATGAACCAGGCGGTGACCGAGGGCACCGACCAGCTCGAACTCTTCGGCAAGGTGGCCGGGATGACCGGCAAGCAATTCCAGGAGGCGTTCAAGGCGGATGCCGCCACGGCGATCGTGACCTTCTTCAAGGGCATCGCCACCCACGGGGGTGAGGCTGTCTCCATCCTGGACCAGCTCGGCCTGGACGGGCCCCGAATCGCCAAGACCATCGTGCAGATGGCCCAGTCCACTGGCGAGTTCGACAAC